ATAAAGGTACAGGGGTATGCGGCTGATAATGCCATACCTTTAATTAGTCATGCACCCCCCCCCCGCAGGGCAACCTGCGGGGGGTTTGCTATTCGGTTAGGCCGTGAATTGTAACTGACAATCTCAAGACTGTCACACCAGCCATCCAGCTAAATATTGTATGATACATGAAAATGAACCAGGTTAGGTTGATATAACTGCCGGGTTCATTTTTGTTTTGCTACATTTGAAATACCTCATTTTACAGCTTTTTTAAAAATGTCCTATGGATTGTCATACAGACAGTCACATGGATTGTCACGAAAAATGTCACTGACCATACCGTAACCGTAACCAATATATTATGTTTTTATAAATAAAAACATTTGGTCATCAAGAAAAATCAGTAAATTTATTGAAAAACCTATTGACAATGGAGGAGGTACTGTTACGATACGTCCACGATGAAAAAAGGAGGTAATATATATGGGAAAAATGGAGGATTTAAGCAGGGAGCAGTTAGAGAATATGGCAGAATTGTTCCTGAACATGTGTCTGCATTTCTGTGGTGCACAGTATACGGAAGGCATATTAAGAGCAAGGGGATTTGGTGACAGGGAGCTTGCGGCAGTCGGATTTGACGTTGATAGTGAATGGGCTGAAATGGATGCTTGTATGGAGGTGTAGGAATGGATAATAAACTGAAGTTCAGTGATAAGGAAATCCGGCAGCTTTTTTCACAGTATATTGAGAGCTGCGAAGACAGGGAAAGGCATTCTAATGAGGCAGTAAGGTGTGCTGAAGCATTTGACGATTTTTGCAGCCGACACATTGAGGGAGGCGCATTGAAGAAAATTGAGGCGTACACAAAGATGACAGATGTGGCAGTTGAATTTGAGGAAGATGGCTTCATAGCTGGATTTAAGGTAGCAATGAACTTGTTATTAGCCCAGGAGCAGGCTCCTTCCTATGACACACAAAATACTACCAATGAAGCCAGGGAAAGCCAGCATAAGGCGGTAAACCATCCAAATGAATGCCCCAGACTGGATGATTGCTTCATCACATCCGTTCAAATTGCAGAACTGTTTGGCCAGGTACACTCGAAGGTGGTTCACCGCATAGAAGACAGAATTATGCCGTTGCTTGACGATTGACAACTCATATTCCGGCGGAACGGCGGATGCACAGAAAGCGGCGTCCCGGACCATGAAGAAATCGGCAACGGATGCGACAACTCAGATGGCAAGGGCATTAGCATATTCAAGGGGGTAGGCAGATATGGCGGAAAAGAATTTAAAACCAGTGAGTATATGGGGCATTGAATTTGATGCCCTGATAGACGAGACAAAAAATTTGTCTGCCACAATCCCGGCATATCCGGTAGAAAAAGGCTTTCCGGTATCAGACACAATCATACTGGACCCAATCAGCATACAGATGACTCTGTATGTCAGCAACACGCCGGTTACATGGCTGTACCGGCATGGCACCTCTGCCGACCGGGTAAATAAGATATGCGACCTGCTGGAGCAGAAGTGGCTTGAAAAGCAGCTTGCGAAAATTGTAACTACTGATGCTATCTACAAGAATATGGGTATTACCAGCATCAGCATTAAGAAGTCGCATGATATTGGATATGCCAGGGAAATCTCCATATCCGCAACGAAGGTTCAGATAACCAAACGGAAAAAGGTTAAGATACCATCCTATGTGCTGAAAAGCGGAAAGACGAAAGCCCACGCCGGTACAGCTTCTACCTCAACATCATCCAGCAAATCCAGTACCGGTTCCGGAAATGGAGGTTCTGGCGGAGGTTCATCCAGCGGCGGTTCCGGAAGCGGTGGAAGCGGAGGCAGTGGAAGCGGAGGCGGCGGAAACTCCGGAGCAAATAAAAATCAGTCAATCCTCTACGGCGCAGCCAGCGGACTAGGGCTGATATAAGGAGGTGGAGAATTTGCTTTACATCAAAGTGCCTGATATGAATGACAGCATTTCTACGCTGTCAATTGACGAAGTGGAGTATCTGCTCCGTTTTACCTACAACGAAAAATATGATTTTTGGAATTTCGGATTATACACAGTGGAGGAAGAGCCAATTGTTGCTATGACAAGGATTGTGCCGAATTTCCCGATTATGCATTTTTATACTTATACGGATATTCCGGATGGCATCTTCGGATGCCTTTCGGATACTGATACGGTAGGAAGGCAGGCATTTAACAATCAGACAGCAGAGTTTATCTATATTCCGAATGTAGAATTGGAGGAATGATATGGCAAATGAGAATTTTATGAGAACGTACACAATGAAGTGCGGAAAGAGGAAGAAGAAAGGCTTTGAGATAGGAAATATCCACAATGCCACTGAAACTACGCTTCATATATCGTTCAGCGTTGAGAAGTGCGATGTGGAAAGCCCTAATACGGCAAAAGTCCAGGTCTGGAACCTGTCCGATGCAAGTCTGAAAGTACTTGACAGAAAGGACTGCATAGTTGAACTGAAAGCAGGCTACAACAACAATAACGCCCTTATTCTTGCCGGAAACGTCACTTCGGTAATTACCACTCCGGAGAACGCAGACCGGATGACGGAAATAGAGGTGATGGACGGAAGGGTGGAACTGAGGGATTCTGTAATCAGCATATCCATAAACGGCTCTGTAAACTGTAAAAATATCTATAAGAAAATCGCAGGCAAGATGGGTATTCCCATCACATTTGCCGGTGATTTGTCATTTAAGAAGATGCCTAACGGATTCAGTTATTCCGGAAAAGCCAAAAACGCTTTACAGAAGATTGCCAAGTACTGCGGACACCGCTGGACCATGCCGAATAGACGGACCTGCTATCCGCTTCATTGTACCGGTGATGACGGCGCGTACATCCGTGAGGAGGCAATCGTTGCCACTAACACGATGCCGGAAGTCAGGCTGTATTCTGTTGACGAATTTCAGATTACCAGGGAGAATTTCAACGTGGTCTGTATTAAGGCGGCAGTTGTTGAGAACGGTGCAGTGTATTCTGTGACAATCAACGGAGACCAGTACAGCTATTCAAACACTGGAAGTTCTGAATGGGAAATACTGGAAGGGCTGAAAGCGGAGATTGTGAACTCGGAGTACATAGTTGAGTTGGACAGTAACGAAAATATTCTGAAAATCACCGATACGGTGAAGTCCAGGGGCAACGTTCTTGTACTGTCTGATAATCTCACAACAAGCAGTGTAACAACGATAGCCAATTTCTTCACACAGGAATACGGCCGTATCACACTGCCTTATGGGATTGTGACTAAGATGGTGAATAACATCACCGGATTTACAGAAGTGACAAATCAACTGGAGCCGACATATGGAAGATTGCAGGAAACAGACATTGAATTGCGGCAGTCATACATTGCCAAGTCAGCACTCCGCTCCAACACAATGATAGACAGCATTGTTGCGGAACTGCTTAATAATGTGGTTGATGTGGAATCCGCATCCGGATATGAAAATGATACAGATTATACGGATGAAAGGGGACTGCCGCCGCATAGTGTGGAAATCATCGTTGAAGGCGGTGACAATAACCGGATTGCCGAAGCTATCCTCCGCAGGAAAGCCGGAGGCATTCAGACACATGGGAGCATATCGGTCAATGTTCCTGGCAAATACGGAGATTCGATACCGGTCCGGTTTAACAGACCGGGCTATCTTTATACATGGCTGAAGGTGGTGCTTCATGGAGACAGCGCAAAGCTGCCTGTGAATTATGCGGCACTCACCATTGCTTCGGTATGTGAAGATGGCAGCCAGATGGTTGCTGGAAACAGCCTCCTCACACAGCTTCTGAATGAAGGAATTTATAATGCAGTTGCCGGGATAACTTATGTCGATATTAAAACGGCGTTTTCAACGGATAAGTCGTATATTCCCAAAGATGAAGACTATAAACCGGCCAACATCATAGTGACTTCCAGGCAGAAGGTACTGATTGATGAACGCAGAATAGAGGTGATGTTCGATGCAGATAGCTGATATTTGGCTCCGGGATATGCCGCAGCAGTTCCAGGGCAAACACAATATCGAGGTACTGGTAAAAGCCTTCTCTAAGCAGATGCAGGAACTGGAAAAGGTATTCCAGGACATCAATACCATGACGGACTTAAATGTATTCGTTAAGAGGCCGCGTACTGAACAGTTGAAGTCCGTGAAGGAATGGATGCTGTGGGCAGTAACAAAGGCTGAGAAGGAGTTAGGCTCCGGAACCGGAAAGCTGAAGCTGAGGTATGTTTACGATATGTTCGTTGCAAAGTTTCCCTGGCTTGGCAGCGTAGTCAGTTTTGAAATGGTGAGCATGATGGTTGACGATGCCCTGGAAGAAATGAGGGCAATGCTGGAGAGTAACAAAGCGGTCAATGAATATGTGAATGGTCTTTCTGAAGCAGAACAGACCAGAAAGGAGCAGTAATATGGCACTTAAAGGAAATACGGTCCAGGAGCAGATATGGAATTATCTTAAATCCAAAGGTTTAAGCAATCATGGGGCGGCTGGGCTCATGGGGAATTTGTATGCGGAATCCAAATTGAACCCAAAAAACCTGGAGAATTTATGTGAGAAGCGGTTGAAGGAAGCTGGAAAACTGTATTGTACGGACGAAGCGTATACGGCGGCGGTAGACAGCGGACAGATTAGCCGTGAGGAGTTTCTGCATCCCCTCCCTGGAAAACAGTACGGTTATGGGATGGCACAGTGGACATCCTCCGGGCGGAAAGCCGGCCTTTATAACCTTGCAAAATCCAGGGGCGTATCTATCGGTGACTTGGAGATGCAGATGGATTTTCTCATGGAGGAACTGAACACCAGTTATAAATCTGTCCTGGCAAAGCTGAAATCTGCAAGGTCAGTAAAGGCGGCGTCTGATGTCGTTCTCATTGATTTTGAGAGCCCGTCAGACCAGGGAGATGCTGTTAAGAAGGTACGTGCCGGATATGGACAAAAGTATTATGACGAGTTTGCCGCGTCTGCATCCGGAGGCGTAGTGGCAGGCACAAGCAATAAACCAGAAGGAGGCAAGGTAACTATGACAGAATCACAAGCAAGACAGCAAATTTTGAGCATTATGCAGGGCTGGGTAGGCCTGGACAGAAAGGACGGTTCCCACAAGGTAATCATCGACACTTATAACGGACATAAGCCCCTGGCGCGGAACTATACTGTAAAGTATACGGATGCATATTGCGCAACTACCATATCAGCCGCAGCAATCCAGGCAGGATTTGAGGATATCATTCCCCTGGAGTGCGGATGCGGACAAATGGTGCAGCTGGCACAGAAAATGGGTATCTGGCAGGAAAACGATGCCTACCAGCCGGAGCCTGGAGACATCATCATGTACGACTGGCAGGATTCCGGAGCTGGAGACTATACCGGCTGGCCAGATCACGTTGGCATGGCGGAGAAGGTGGTGGGCAATACCGCCACTATAATTGAAGGTAATATAAATGGCGCGGTAGGGCGCAGGAATATCCGGATAAATGGGCGGTATATCAGAGGGTATATCCTTCCAAAGTATGAGAAAAAGGCAGACAAACCGAATAAGCCGAATACTTCCGGGAGTTTGAAGGTTGGCGATATTGTGAACTTTACCGGCAGCAAGCAGTACTCCAGTTCCTACTCCGGCGGAACAAAGAAGTCTGCAAAACCCTGTCAGGCAAGGGTGACAGCAATCAGGAAAGGAAAGCCGCATCCGTACCACCTGGTAGCACTCAGCGGCGGCAAGGTATATGGATGGTGCGATGCCGGCGATATTGAAGGTGCATCCGGCTCCAGTGGAAACAGTTCGTTCAAGATTGGGGATAGTGTTTCCTTCACTGGAAACAAGCATTATACCAGCAGCTATGCCGGGGCAACCGGAAAGCCTGCACAGCCTTGTAAGGCGAAGGTTATTGCCATGAATAAGAATGGCAAGTATCCGTACCATGTAGTCGGCGATACGGTACATGGATGGGTAAAAGCCTCCGATATCAGCAGGTAGGAGGTGCAAGATGAAAAATTACATCGGAGTCAAGATTGTTAAGGCTGAACCCCAGGATAAAAATGGAAACCCCGGATACAAAGTGGTGTATCCTGATGGCTATGTGTCCTGGAGTCCGAAGGATGTTTTTGAAAAGGCATACCGGAAACTGGATTGCATTGATTTTATCAATTCAGATGAATAGCAAAAAGGCTCTGGCTGTAATGGCCAGAGCTTTTTAGAAAATTTTGGCATTTGTACTTGACTAAGTGATAATTGTTTATTATAATGTTAGGCGTGTAGACAATGGGCTTTAAGGAGGAAAATATGGGTGGACGAATGGCAGAGCGTATAACAGAGTTGTTATATGAAAAAAATATGACACAAAAGGAGCTTGCTTTGGCTGCAAATGTAACTGAATCTACGGTTTCCCATTACATTAAGGGGGATCGTGTTCCAAGAGGAGTGAATTTGGTTAAAATTGCAAAAGCGTTGGAAACAACAACGGATTACCTGTTGGAGCAGGATAGAGGTTATAATCGAGAAAGTGATATAAAACTTGCCAAAACGATAATTGCAAGGAATGCGCAGGAACTAACTAAGAATGAAAAAATAGAATTAGTAAGCCTTTTGATGGGAGATGATTAAAAATAATATGCAGTTAAGAAATGAGCAGTATGAAGAAATAAAGCGAACAGTAATTGAAACTTTCGAAGAGTATGATATTAAAAGCATTCCTATTAGTGCATTTGAAATGGCTGTTAAAATGGGGATTGCTGTGGTTCCGTATTCATCATTAGGTGTAAAAGGTAAGAAATTGGCTATGGCATACAGTAAAGACGGATATTCTTTTGAAACCGACAATACATGGACAATTTATTATAATGATGCTTGCAGAAATTATGGCAGAATTAACCAGACAATTATGCATGAGATTGGGCATTTTGCTATGGGGCATACTGAGGATGGTGATGAAGCAGAAAAAGAGGCGGAAGCAAAATTTTTTGCTAAATATGCTCTTGCTCCACCACCTCTTATTCACAATATGGTGCAGCCAATAACTGCTGAAGCAATTATGGTTACCTTTGATATCAGCTATCAAGCAGCAGAAATAGCGTATAAGTATTATCATAATTGGCTTAAGTATGGTGGTCAGTATTATACTGATTATGAAGAGAAGATTTTAGAATTATTTGAAGTTGCATAAAAATGATGTAAAGGTGTTTTGACCATTACATAAACAAAACCAAGCACACAAGATGCTTGGCTGTTTGCCGGAAAGCTTCTGGCAGTCCGACTGGTTATAATTTTTCTCGCAAGATAATTATAGCACTGCCGGATAGCTTTCGCAAGCAGAAATTGCGAAAGGAGGGCATGCTTTATGTATATTTTAAGAGCATCAAGACGCACGAAAGACGGCGGAATCATATATGCCAAAGATTATGGCAAACGTGCTTTTAGAATTTGGATTGGTCCAGGACTGGAGCCAGACAAAAAAGCCAAGAGTAAATAGTAGGTTGCCATGGATGCTTTTACCAGTTGGGGCATCTTGGCTTATTGAGAAAGAAGGTGTAAGAATGGGAAAAACAAAAAGTAGTGTGCGAGGCAAACAGCATAAGAAGATTGTAGTAGTAAAACCTTATATACGGAAAGATGGAGTTAAGGTTGGAGGCCATAGGAGGTCTACACCAAATTAGCAGAAAAAATCAATATCCAAAAAAGAGATGACCTCTCCGTTGCAGTAGTGCTTCGGGGAGGCCTTTTTTGTTGCGAAAAATGTGGAAATATGACGGATAAAGTGGTAAAATTATCGTGTTGTCCTACCGAGACCTGGCAACGGGAGGAGGTGTTCACAATGGAATACGTCATAACTTTTTTAGTCGCTGTTGCGGCTGGTGTAGCCTGCCACTACATCATCAAATGGCTTGACGGCGGCCATAAGGACAACAAATAGCCGAGTGGGTGCTTTGCCACTATAAAAGAAAAGAAGAATCCCCAGACTGTACGCCATTACGGTCTGGGGATTCGTTTCTTTCGTCCACATGGAACGTCATAACTTTTTTGCCTATTGGCATTATAGCATATGCAATTCTGAAATGCAATATTCTCTGAAAAATTCTTTGTGTCATTGTGACTGTCCCTGTGACAGTACAAAGACTGTCACATCTAATGTCTGAAGAATGTCCTTTTGAAATGCCCTGAACACTAAGAATTATACCACATCATCTAAATTTTGTATCAGTTCTTTTAATGATAGTTTCTGAAGCTTTTTCTTCTTATTAATAATATATCTCTATTTTTATGCATACTTGCGACTGTCTTTGTGACAATCTATGTGACAGTCCGCTGAAAAGTCACTGACCATACCGTCACCGTAACCGTAACCATATATAAAAACATATTTGTGCGTTTGTAGATATGGTGGATAAGTCTAAAAAATAATCTCGAATTTTCCAAAAAATTCATAAAACTATTGACAACCCAGGAGGTAGTGTTACGATACGTTCACGCTAAACAAATACCTAAACTAAGCAAAGAAGTAGGCGGCCAGATGGTTGCATCAATCGGAAGGTTGCCGAAAAGTAGCAAGATAGGCAGATGGAAAAATCCAAAAAAATTCCAGTAAAGCTATTGACAAATTGGAGGATTCCAGTTACGATGCGTATAAGTTAAAAATCAGTAGAACAACTGAAAGGAGTAGCAGATATGGCTCAAAAAATTGTTAAGGTAATCAGAACTGAATATTACGAAGGCATGATTGGAAAATGGGTAGCATTATATCCAATCTTCCGGTTGTTGATATAATACCTTTGGGTATCATAATGGAAATGGCCGGCTCGGAACACCATGCGGACACCAGTGCCGGATGGGCTGGTTTCCGTATAGGTGTCCATAGTATCCATGATATCCTGCACCATAAAGGATGCTGTGTCATTAAAATAGCAATCATCCCCATCGATGCAACTGAACGGCTCGAACACGCCCAGACCGATTCCTTCATAGTCCCCATTGGATGAGATGAGGGTGTCTGCGGCAAGGTTGAAATCCATATAGTGTTTTATGTCCGTAGGGTCTGCCCGCCTGCCGTCCAGGCGGTAAGGGACTTTATTCAGCCGCCCTTTCCGTTCCTCATATTTCCAAAGGCAGAAACGCCCTTCCTGTTTTAGCTCGTCCGGCAGTTTCTCAAACATCCCGCCACCTCCTTCCGATGCAGCCCGTTATTGGAACCACTGCTTTTCCGGCTCTTTCGTTAAATCTGTGCCCAATGTGGCGAGCTGCTCGCACAGCCTGTCGTAATTGATGAGTGCCTTGTTCCCTACAAAA